CACATAGGCTGCTGCCTGGGTGCTGTGCTCGGCAGTAACTTGGTTACACCGGGCTTCATAGGCCTTGATCCCCGACTCTGGAGATGGTTTCGAAAGGAAGGACCGGTAGTCCTTCCTTCGGGTGCTTCTTTGGTTACTTTCTTGCACAAGCAAGAAAGTGACCGGGGGGGTGCCCGCGCAGGGCACAGGGCGTCTAAGTCAGAACACAATGACATCCTCAAGGCGCCGAAGGTGCATAGTTACATTCAGAGAGCTACGGGAAAGCCCCGAGGCTTATCAGTTACCCCCAGAGAGTTCTGCGGGAAAGCCCCGGGGCTTGTGAGTTTCCCCCAGAGGGTTCTAATCAATTAGGCCGGATTCGAGAAGACGATGCAGCGTCCGTCACCCCAACCCACACCAAAGTCCACATAAGGCACGATGCGGGCAATCAGAGGATTGTCAGTCTCCGTGCGAAGCACCGTGGGACGGGTGATGTAGATGATCTTTGCACACTCGCGCAGGAGCGTGGCGTCGGCAATAGCCCACTGCTTGGCGGTGAAACCCACGTTGCCGCCGCCGATGACCATGTAGCGCATGCCCCAGACGGGATTGGCGGAGTTGCCGCCGTCGTCGGGATTCTGCTCGGGGGAAAGCTTCGCCTGAGGACCGCAGATCTCGCGGGCACGACCCTCCAGCTCGGGGGATACCAGCAGGATGCCGCCGGAGAAGAAGTCGGTGAGGAAAGGCAGACCGTCGGGCGTGACGAAACGGTTGGCCATGGTGTTTGCCTTGGTGATGGCCGCGACGGAAAGCTCGTCGGTGATGAGGTTGGAGTAGGTGCCGGCGCCTGCGTCTACGGTGGAAACGCCGTCGGCGGAAGCTGAGGATGCGATGGGATGGTCGGTTGCCGCCCAGGGCTTGCCGTCGCCGCCGACGACACTCTCGTCAAACGCAGAGCCGAACATCTTCAGCACACCCGTGTAGACGCTCATGGCCGCAGAGTAGGCGGCAAGTCGACCGGCACGGCGTGCGGTGCCGGAATGGTCGGTGCGGGCATACTTGTAGTCGATGTCGATGGAACCGGCACGCTCCTGAGGCACGATGTGGGTGATGAAGCCGCGCTTCTGATCCATGTTGGTCAGGGTGCCGTTGTACATGGGCAGCTCGCCAAAGCCGCCGATGCCCTCCAGACGGAAGGACGCATTGCCGGAATCCTCCTCGGATACCAGCTTGCGCAGCGCACCCAGTCGGTTTGCATACTCCACCTCAAATACCTTGTCGATGAGGGGATACAGATCGGACTTCCATGCAGTGTTGATGTTGGTAACAGCCATAGTAAAATACCTCCGTTGTTGTAGATGATGCGTTGATTTCGCGGAAGCGAAATCAACATGAAAAATGAAAAATGAAGCATGGAGCTGCGCTCCATATTGCGGATGGGGATGGGCCTGTTGCCGGAAGGGCGGGGATCGTTCACAACCCTCTCAGTCTGTGGCTTCGCCCCAGCCAGCTCTCCCAGAGGGAGAGCCGGGAGATAGGTTCTCTTGCCTCCCCCTTTGGGGGAGGTGGCTCGGGAGCGCCGCAGGCGTTCACGAGACGGAGAGGGCAGAATCGCTCCGCCGCCCCGCCTTTTCCCCCATACCGGGGAAAACTATCCGCGCAGACGGCTGAAGTAATCCCGTTCGCTCATGCGGTATGCCGGATTTGCCGCATTCCATGCCGCAAGCTCCCGGCGCTGGATATTGCTCAAAGGTACCCGGCGAACAGGCGCGGCGCTGGACGTGCGCCTGTCGGGAAGCGCCGCAGACCGCACCAGCGCACGGGCCTGATCGATGAAGGCATCGAAATTCTCGCAGATGGCACGAAAATCCCGACCTTCGCCTGCGGCAAAACGGATGAATAAGGGATTCTGGGCAAGCTCCGTCAGATCCATCTGCGGAAACCGGTGCCCCAGCTCCTCCAGGGCACGATCCGTCACGTAGGCGTCGAAGTCCTCCGCCTCTTCCACCTCCTCGGGGAACACCTCGCCGTTTTCCCCCTCATCGGGGATATCCTCCGCGCCGACAGCGCGGCCTTCACTTTCCCCCGCATGGGGGAAAAACGCAGTTTCACCGCCGGACGGATCGCTTTCCCCTCCATGGGGGAAAACTCCCTTTTCTCCGCTGCGCCGATCGCTTTCCCCTCCATGGGGGAAAACCTCGGCACGGGCCGCCTCCTCACGCTCGTACGCCTGGGCCATGATCTCCTGCGCCTCCCGGGCGGCTGATTCGTATGCTCTGTTCATGCCTGCTCTTCTCCTTTCACTTCATCGTTTTCCCCCGCATGGGGGATTTCCTCCGCAGCTTCCGCGGATGCATCAACGGCCGCTGCGCCAAACAGTTTCTCCAGATGCCCGCGCAGCGCACGGCCCTGATCGCTGTCCAGCATCGACAGCGCAGCCGCCGCCAGCGGGTAGTTCTCCCGGGTGATCGTGTGACCCATCAGACTCTCCAGCATGCTCAGAAGCATCGTGCGGCTGGACTGCAGCGCGTCCACGGCGCTGACCTCGCAGTCAATCCCCGGGAAATAACCCCGGGCATCGGCGAAATCCGCCCCCGAGAAGCGGTAGACCACTCCGGAACCCGCCGCGCCGAGCCGGATCACCTGCCCGTCCTCGTAAAACTCCAGCACCGTCCAGTCAATGAGCCGGAAGAGAGCGGCGTAGGCGCGCATACGCTCGTGCTTCTTGGAAGCCCGGCGTGTCTCCGAACGCTCAATGAGCTGGGCAAGACCTGTGGCCGAGAGGGTGCGGGTGGGCTCCTTGCCCATGCCGATGTCGTAGTTACCCACGGTGTCCTGAATCATCTCGCGCAGCCGGTCGATCATGGCAAGCCGGTCGGCGCGGTCCTCCAGCCCGCCGAGCCTGCGTACCTTCTCCATCGCGCCGGGGCGCAGGTTCCATACCGCCCCGGGACGGTTCTCGGGAGGGGATGCGAAGGCGTCCTGCTCGGCGAGGATCACGTCGGAGCCTGAAAACGCCGCCGAGAGCTGCGCCTGGGCAAGCTCTCGGTCCACCGCATCCACCAGCGGCAGCGCCGGGAGCACGTCGGAGCTGCCCCAGATGGAGTCTCCCGAGCGCACGCGGTACTGGAACACGAAGGGAAAGCCTGAATACCGGGTTTTGGCCCAGTAATCGGGGATGGAGCGCAGCTCGCAGCCTCCGGCGAGGATGGAGCAGGCCACACGGCCGTCGCGGCGGCGGTACCAGTGCTCGCAGAAGGTGATGGTATCGGAATCCGCGTCCTGATCGCCGAAGGTATCGCGCATACGGGAGATATCGAGGCCGCGTGCGGCGAGCTCGCGGGCATACATACGTTCTGCCATGCGGCGCTGCATGGGGTAGAGGAAGTTGACGAACTCGCAGTCCTCGAGGGAGGAGGCAGCTGGGTCGGGGAAAACGGCGCGGGGATCGACGGAATCGACGCGAACGGCGGAGCCGTCCCAGAAGACCTTCCAGACGGCGGTACCGTAGAGGATGCAGCGGCGTTCGTGGAGGGCGGTGAGGGAGGGGACGGACTGATCGTCGAGGACGAAGCGGACGAGGGCCTCGCGCTGGGCGGATTTGGGGGCATCAGCGGGATCGCGGGGGTGGAAGACGAAAGCGGGGAGATCGGGGACGATCTGGCTTTCGACGTGGAGGTAGGGATCGGGGCAGGCGGCGGAGATCCAGGGGATGCCGGCCTGTCGGCAGGACTCGGCGATTTCGTCCTGGGTGCGGTGATGCCCGGAGTAGTAATCGAGGAGGCGATCCCAGTCAGCGTCGTGAGCCTCGCGGGCGGAGATGGAGTAGGGGAGGAGGAGACGGACGGTCTCCTCGCGGGAAGCGCGTGTAGAGTAGTCGTAGACCTGCATAGAATAGAATGCTCCTTTCAAAGAGATAAAGTTGAAATGCAAAATGGGGGGGATGATGCGCAGTAATGGATACAGCGCCGCAGGCGAGTGAGGAACGCTTTGCGTTCCTCGGGGTCCAGGGTCCTGTGGACCCTGGCGCAGGGAACAAAGGGGGGCGGCGTTAGCCCCCCGTCCTGCCCGCAGATGCGAGCCGGAGAATGACAGATGAAGCGGATAGAGGACTGAAAAAAATGAAAAAACAAAAATCGAAACTTCGCCGATAGAAGGCATTGTATGATACCTTGCGTCGAGTCGTCAGCGAAGCGGCACGACGAGCCACGTTTGAACCCGTGTTCTGTAACCTCGCCTGACAGCAGGAACCCGTTCTCTTCAACCTTGCCTGACAGAAGGAAGACGTGTTCTGTTCGCCGGGCAAGGTTGAAAAGGACTTGCAGAAAAAGGCCACTTGCGACTTGCAAGCTCGTCGCTCGTTAGGCTATTTGCTCATTTTTCTTTTTTTCTTCTTTTTGCCGTCCTCTGCCGCGCTTTATCTCTCATTCTGTTATTTCGCCATACGGGAAGGACGGGGGCTAACGCCGCCCCCTTTGACCCCGCGGCAGGGCGCGGCCGCCCTGCACCGCCTTTTTCGGCTGCGCCGCTGTATCTGTCCTTACCATCTTCTCCCGTATTGCATTTCGTCAATACACCGCGCCCTCTCCCTTTACGCCCAGCTTCTCGGCAAGCTTGCCTCCCTCCTTCCTGCCATCCATCATCGGAATCGGCCTGCCCGCCACAAAATACCGTATCGCGTCCGGCGCATGCGTCAGCTCATGCGGCTCGTGCGCCGTGTCATTGGGATTCTTCTCACTCTTCTTCAGCGCCGGCAGCGTCCGGATCAGATTCTCACAGTTCCGAAATACCCGCAGCCGCGCCCTCTCACCTCCGTCCACGTCCTTCACCGGCTTCAGCCATTCCTTTAAGTCGTACCACCCCGATACCCGGTCGTTCTCCGCACGGCTTAAAATCACCCCGTGCTCACCGAATATCTCCGCCGCACTGCGCCCCGTGTCCTGCCGCCGGTTCCACAGATCCGGCGGCGCAAACGCCTGGTAGACTTCCTCCTCCGACGCCGCCAGTATCCGCTTCGCCGCTTCCGAGATAATCAGCCCGCTTTCGTATACCTCCCGGTATACCCACGCGCAGCCCTCTCCGTCCACCGCAATCCAGTACGCCGCCAGCATGTCCAGCCCGTAGTCCAGCGTCAGGTACCGCCTCCAGTCCCCCGGAATCACAAAGGGCTGGCACACGTGCAAACGATCCCGCCACTCGGAGAAGTATTGTCCGCCTGCGACACCCCACTCGCCCAGACCGTATACCCGGTACCCGTCCGGATCCTGCACACGCCTGCGCTCCATGCGCTCGTGAAAGGCCCGGTCGATGAAGCGGTTGTCCCGGTAGGTGGAGTGGTGGACGAAGACCGACGGGTCGCGGTGATCGAAAAACCGCCGCTTTAGCCAGTGGTTCGCGCTTACAGGGTTGAAGGTCAGCTTGATCTGGTAGAAAAGACCCTCCGGCAGCTCGCCGCGTAAACGGTCGTCGATGATCTCCAGATCCTCCGGCTCCAGCTCCGTGGCCTCTTCAATCCAGACGTCGGTGAGCTTGCCGGAAGGGAAGGTGATGGACTTGAGCTTTTCCCGCTGCCGGGCATCCAGCATGCCCCGGAAGAGGACCATCCCGCCGCTTGCACGGCAGCGCAGGCTCAGCGGAGAGGTTTTGGCCTCCCAGTGCTCCCCGACACCCAGACGATTGATGGCCGCGCAGAGCTCGGCGAAGGTGGAGGCGCGGTTGGCGTCCTCGATCTTGCGCACGCAGACGAGGTTGCGCCCGGGCTCGGTCATGAGACGGATGATGTAGCTCTGCGCCGTGTCGGCGGACTTCCCGGAACCCGCCGAGCCGCGCATGACCACGTAGCGGCAGCGGCTGACGTGCACCGGAGCAAAGACGGGATTGGTCGGCGCGATCAGCTGCACGGCAGACCTCCGTAGTCCACGAAGATGCGCAGCTCCCGGTCAGGCTCCGGCGCGTCGCCGGCAGCCTCGCGCTCGCACAGCCGCGCCAGATTCTCCGACGCCTTGAGCCTGTCGGAAATCTTCTGTGAGCCGTCGGCCATCAGTTCCCGCCAGAAGGCGACCACCTCCTTCAAGCACTCGTCCATAGGGCCTCCTTTCCGCCGGGAAGCAGGATTTTTGTGGTTCCTCCCGGCTGCAATGACATTGTACCACACATATGTTCGCCTTGTCGTCCCAGATTTTTCCCACTTTTTTCCCACGCTTCATCCGTTTTATGTAAACTTATTGTGCAATCCGTCAAAACGCGCTTTTCAAAACCATATCCCATCAATACACGTCACTTTTCACCCTCCAACGCCGTTTTCACGCATCTATCAACCACATCTGCATTTCCAAACCCCGCCCTTTTCGCTGAATATAGTACCATACCTAA